CAGATAATCCAAGAAATGATAATGAGATTCGTGAAAATCTTTATGAGTATTTAGGATTGCCTGAATTTACCCAAACAGTTCCATCACACTTTCATGCTTTTATTAATCCAGTAGAAGACTTTGAGGAAAAAGGATCCTTCATTCTTATGGGAATGGTAAAGGGTATAAAGCGTGGTAAGGGTTGGAGTCGTGTAGAAATATTAGATAAAACTGGAAGTATAGGAGTGTTTGATGAAGAACAAACTACAATTGAGGCTGGACGAAGTTATATTGCACTCTGTTCTGATAATAGAATTGTGTCTGCTGTTCCTGTAGATGAAATTAAAAATTCTGATGCAGCATTAGTTAAGTTTTTAAACTATAGAATGTTGCCTTATAAGGATGAAGAGTTATTTGTGGTATCATTTAAACCAAGGATAACGAAAGCAGGCAAAAAGATGGCATCTTTAACTTTAGCAGATACGTCAAGAGAACTGCATTCTGTAACTGTATTTCCAACAGCCTTTGCAAAAGCATATATGAAAATTGAAGAAGGCCATGCATATAAATTTGAGTTTGGTAAAACCAAAGATGGAACCGTAATATTGGAGGATGTAAATGTCGGTTAGCGTTGAAGATGTATTAGCACAACTTAATCCTAAGTTAAGAAAGAATATCTTGGTAGGAGATGAGGTACCAAAGACTGAATACGCAGCAACACCAAGTTACGGCCTTAATCGTGCTCTAAATGGTGGGTTGCCTTATGGTCGTCAGGTATTAATTTGGGGATCAAAGTCATCTGCTAAGTCATCTTTATGCTTGCAGACAATTGCATTAGCGCAGGCAGAAGGAAAAATTTGTGCTTGGATCGATGCCGAAATGTCATATGATAAAACATGGGCAGAAAAATTAGGAGTAGATACATCAAAGTTAATTGTCTCTCAAGCCAGAACTATTAATGAAATGGTAGATGTAGGTGTTAATCTTATAGAGGCTGGTGTAGATATTATTGTTGTTGATTCTATTACATCTTTATTACCTGCTATTTATTTTGAAAAAGATTCTACAGAATTAAAACAACTAGAAAATACAAAACAGATTGGCGCAGAGTCACGAGATTTTAGCAACGCTTGGAAGATGCTTAATTATGCAAATAATAAAGTAAAGCCAACACTATTAATTCTAATATCACAATCTAGAAATAATATTAACGCAATGTATACAAGCCAACAACCAACAGGTGGACAGGCTACTAAATTTTATTCTTCTACTGTTGTTAAGTTGTTTTCGTCTGAATCAGACAATCAAGCATTGAAAGGAAAAATATATGTTGGTGACAAGGCTATTGAAGAAAAGGTTGGTAGAAAGGTTAGATGGGAACTACAGTTTTCTAAAACCAGTGCTGCTTTTCAGTCTGGTGAATATGATTTCTATTTTAGAGGCGATAACCTGGGCATTGATGGGGTCGCTGATCTTGTTGACACTGCTGAATTAGTTGGAATTGTAGAACGTACAGGAGCATGGTATTTGTTGCCAGATGGCTCTAAGGTGCAAGGTAGAGAAGGATTTGTCAATAGAGTAAGAGAGGATCTTGATCTACAAGAAATGATTAAGGCTAAAATTAGTGGATAAGTATTCAATCTATGAAGGAAAATTTCCTTGTAGGTCTTGTAAAAAAGAAGTCAAAACTATTAGAATCTATGCATCAACTGGAATGGCATCTTGGATGTGTTCTGATAAACATTTATCCGAAGTTCAGTTATTTAAAGTTGGATATAAAAAGGTTAAAAAGTATGAGTGAAAAGAGCGAGAGTAAAAGAATAGGTGCAAAGCAGCATAAAAATTCTGGTAGAAATACAAAGAAAGGCGATGCCACTTGGGAAAACTTTACGGTAGATTTTAAGGAGAACTCAAAATCTTTTACGCTAAACCAGGATGTTTGGGCAAAGGCAACTACGGATGCTATTAGAAATGGAAATGACCCAGCCATTGTAGTGGTGCTTGGCGAGGGCAGCAAGAAAACTAGACTTGCTATAATAGAGTTAGAACTACTAGAACAGATGGTGAAAAATGAACACAACAGATCAGCATGGTAATAAAACAACAATAGAGATGATTAATGGTTTGTCAGAAATAGCAGACTATATGGAGGATGAAGAGTTAACTACTGCTCTTACCTTTATAGCAAAATTAATACTAAAGCCAGATGTACCAATGAATGTGGCTACAGTTGAGATAGTAAGGCTACAGGCTATAGCAGCCAAGATGGCTTTTAAGGCAACATGGATGGCTAATGTAGACAAGTCAGACAGAGGAAAGAAAAATATTTATTATACAGCAGCAGAGTCTATTAATAATCTTGTGTCTGCTCTCAAATACATAACTCGATGATATCTGATATAATTAACTTAAACAAAGGAATATAATGGCAAAAAATTTATTAAAACAAGTAATGGTAAAAAATCAAGAAGCCGAAAAGCATTCTGTAGTAGAAGACGCATCATTTATTGAAGGGCTTGTAGAAAAAATAGAGTCTGGATATATGACTAAGACTAAGCCAAAGTTTACTAAAAAACAAAACTTCTCTGCCTCTGGTCTAACTTATGGTGCAGGTGAATGTCCAAGATATTGGTACCTGGCTTTTGATGGAGCCGTACATTATGATAATTCAGATGCATACGGAGTTGCTAACAGAACTAACGGAACTTATGGACATAATAGAATTCAAGAAGCAATCAAAAATGCTGGGCTATTGGATGAAGACATGGAGTGGGATCCTATAGATCGAAAGTATGAAAAGCAAACACATCCTTCGCTTGAGTTCCGTGCCAGAGTAGAAAATCCTCCATTCGATGGTTATGGCGATGTCATGCTAAATCATAATGGTGAGAGAATTATAGGTGAAATTAAAACTGTAGGAAATGACGACTTTGAATACAAAAAGATGAGAGGTAAGGCAAAGAAGGCTCATCTAATGCAATTGTTAATGTATATGAAAATTTGGAAAATTGGCAAGGGAGTAATGATATATGAAAATAAAAACAATCATCAGTTATTAACTTTGCCAGTAACAGTAAACGATCATTACCGTCGGTGGGTAGACCAGGCATTTGATTGGATGAAGGTAGTTCGCAAGTCTTGGGAAGACAGGCAGTTACCAGAAAAACCATATAGATCAAATTCAAAGATTTGTAAGGTTTGTCCAATTCAAAAGGCATGCGCTGAAGCAGAGACAGGGGTAATTAAAATTAAACCTCTGGAGTTGCTAGAAGATGAAAAGTTGTAGATGGTGCGATCACACTTTTGAATCAGAAATATCTTATCAGATATATTGTTCAGAAAAATGTAGAGAGCAAGCCACTAAAGAAAAAATTGCACAAAGATATATTCAGACCAGGCGACAAAAACGCAAGGGAAAGAATAGGGTTTGTAAGCAATGTGGAGAAAAGTTATCCATATATAATGACGAACCACTGTGCAACAAATGTGTAATTAATCCAAGTGATGTCAAGAAAGCACTAAAACAAGTAAAGGGATTGTCAAATGACAAAAGCAAAAGAAGCAGATAGATACTCATTTGACATGCCATCTAAAGTTCCTGGTGTAATTTGTTCAATAGATGCAAGCACTAATAATCTTGCTTTTGCAATTTATTCATATAAAAATTTAGATTGTTATGGCAAAATAACTTTTGAAGGCAGAGACATCTATGAAAAAATAACAGATGCCTGTAAAAAATCTAAAGCATTATTTGATTATTATAATTTAGTAGAGGCTATTGTTATTGAGCATACTGTCTTTATGAATAGTCCAAAGACTGCAGCAGATCTTGCCCTAATTCAAGGGGGCATACTTGGGGGAGCAGGATTGGCTGGAATTAAAGTAATAGGAAAGGTATCACCTATAACATGGCAGAACTACCTTGGTAATAAAAGATTAACCAAGGAAGAACAAATTAAGATAAGATCTTCTAATCCAGGAAAATCAGATTCTTGGTATAAAGCATATGAAAGAGAATTTCGTAAACAAAGAACAATAAGATTATTAGATGTTATTTATAGTAAAAAGATTGATGATAATGATGTAGCAGATGCCTGTGGCATAGGTCATTGGTCAATAAATAACTGGGATAAGGCTATTGGGGTTGACAAGGAGTAGTCATGGGTGCTAAACTATATACAAATGAACTATGGCTAAAAAAGAGATATCATATTGATAAAAAATCTCCAGAAGACATAGCAAAAGAATGTGGGGTAAGTGTGGAAACTGTTTATGTATACCTTGCTAAATTTGGATTAAGGAAGTCAAAGAGATGAGTTTGAATCCAGTATTTAATGACATGAGTCGTTTTAAGTGTGAAGATCTATACCTATTAACAGCAGGCACATCTGCTGGTAAAGAAATATGGGAGTCATGCCATGAAATAGCACACATGCTAATTAAGAAAAATATAGCATATGGAAATTCAGCATTAGAGCCTGTTCGTATTTTTAGTAAGGCGGACGCAAGAGAACAGTTGCATGTTAGGATTGATGATAAGTTAAGCAGAATAATGCGTGGTACATCATATGTTGGCGATAACGATATTGATGATTTAATTGGTTATCTTGTTTTGCTTAAAATAGCAAAAGCAAAAGAGTTAGGATATCAGGAGGACTACGGACTTGTCGACTGAAGAAGATTTAATTAAGCATCTTGACGAAATTAATACAGTTGTAGGAGAATACCTAAAAGGTAATGATGCAACAAAAATTTCAAAAGATCTTGCTATTCCAAGAACTCGTGTAGTTCAACACATAAATGAGTGGAAAGTAATGGCATCAGCAAATGATGCTATTCGTGCTCGTGCAAAAGAGGCTCTCGCAGTTGCGGATACACATTACAATAAATTAATTGCAAAGTCTTATGAGGTAATTGATGAGGCATCTCTGACAAATAACCTTGGAGCAAAAACACAAGCAATTAAACTTGTTATGGATATTGAGTCAAAAAGAATTGATATGTTGCAGAAAGCAGGCCTGTTAGAAAATAAAGAACTGGCAGAAGAAATGTTACAGATAGAAAAGAAACAAGATGTTTTGATGGCTATCCTTCGTGACATTGCTTCAGAATACCCACAGATTCGTGATGAGATTATGCGTAGGCTTTCAGAGGTTGCCAAGAAAGATGAAGTGATCACAATTGTCCATGATGTTTGATGATTTCTTAGAGGCTTTAAAAGATAATCATTTTGAAGAAACTCCAGTAGATGCAAAAACATTTGTTGAGTCCCCAGATTATTTAGGGCAGCCAGGACTGTCGACAATTCAATATGACATTGTTGAGGCTATGAGTCAGATTTATCGTAAAGAAGATCTTCAGAATATTATGGGCGAAGAGGAAGGTGCAAGATATTATGAAAAATACACAAAGAACGAAATTATTCTTCAACTTGGGAAGGGCAGTGGGAAGGACTTCACCTCTACTGTTGCTTGTGCTTATATTGTATATAAGTTATTATGTCTCAAAGACCCTGCAAGATATTTCGGAAAACCAAGTGGAGATGCAATAGATCTTATCAACGTTGCTATTAACGCACAACAGGCTAAGAATGTTTTCTTTAAAGGCTTTAAAACTAAGATTGAAAAGTCGCCTTGGTTTGCTGGCAAGTATGAGGCAAAGGTAGACTCAATCGGTTTTGATAAATCTATTACAGTTTATTCTGGACACTCTGAGCGTGAGTCTCATGAGGGTTTAAATCTTTTGCTTGCAGTTCTTGATGAGATTTCTGGTTTTGCTTCTGAGGTTGCAACAGGAAATGAACAAGGAAAGACTGCTGATAATATCTATAAAGCGTTCCGTGGTTCTGTAGACTCTCGTTTCCCTGATCTTGGCAAGGTGGTTCTTCTTTCATTCCCACGTTATAACGGAGACTTTATTTCTGAGCGGTATGAAGCAGTAATTGCTGACAAAGAAGTTGTATCAAAGAATCATAAGTTTATAATTAATCCACTGTTACCAGAAGATGATAAAGATAATTGGTTTGAGATATCCTGGGATGAAGATCACATTAAGTCATATAAATATCCTGGAGTGTTTGCACTCAAGCGTCCGACATGGGAAGTAAATCCTACTCGTAAAATAGATGATTTTAAGATTGCTTTTATGACAGATCTTGGAGATGCTATGATGCGTTTTGCCTGTGTTCCTACTTATGCCTCTGACGCATTTTTTAAGCAAGCAGATAAGGTTCGTGCTTGTATGACGATTAGAAATCCTCTGGATCAATTCAGAAGATTTGAAGAAAACTTTAAGCCAGACCCAGATAAAGTTTATTATGTTCATGCTGACCTTGCACAAAAGCATGACAAGTGTGCTGTAGCAATTGCACACGTTGAGAAATGGGTAAATGTTCAGGTCATTAAGGACTACGAACAAATATCTCCTATAGTTGTTGTTGATGCCGTAGCATGGTGGGAGCCAAAGGTAGAGGGTCCAGTAAACCTATCTGAGGTAAAACAATGGATACAAAATTTACGTAGACTTGGTTTTAACATAGGGCTAGTCACGTTTGACCGATGGCAGTCATTTGATATTCAAAATGAATTACAGGCGGTAGGCATTAGAACGGAGACAGTATCTGTAGCAAAAAAGCATTATGAAGATATGGCAATGCTTGTATATGAGCAAAGATTGGTAATGCCTGCTGTTGAACTCTTGTTCGAAGAATTAACAGAACTTAAGATTATGAAAAATGACAAAGTAGACCATCCTCGTAAAAAATCTAAGGACTTAGCAGACGCAGTTTGCGGTTCTATTTTTGGTGCGATATCCTATACCCCAAGGGACAAAAACCTTGAAGTTGATATTCATACTTTCCGTGGACAGCCCCGCAGAGTTGACACGCTCCCTGAGAACGTGATACAATATAAACCTAATCAAATAGAAGAGATTCAAGACTATTTGGATAGATTAAAAACAATATAAAAACAAAATGAATAATAAAAGGAGAAAAATGAATTCATTTAAGAAGATCGCCCTTGTCATGGTTGCAGCCTTGGC